ACTTGGCTCCGAACCGTTCCTCATACGTGAACATCTGGTTCGTATCTCCGGAATCCTACAGGAACGAAGTGTACGTCAGTGACGGCGGCAGTCCTGAAAGTATCTGCTGTCCGAAACACCCGTAGTATTGGTTGAAGGCGTCGCTGAACACGCTTTCAGCCTTTCTCCCGCCGCTCGTCCCCCCTGCAGATACGAATGGCTGAGCCATCGCGAAGAACGGAGCCTTAGGCATGTCCTCCAAATACTGCATCCATGGGTTTTCCAAAAATTGTAAAGGGGGCATTATTGAATCGCACCTCCCGGTGAAAGACTATATGGCGACCATGGCAGACCTGATCCCGGTACAGTCCCGCCGAACGTAAACGGATCGGTAGGTATCAGGCTCCCAAGACCCATCTGGGTAAGAGCCCAGTTTACAAAATCTCCCGGGTTTCCTGCAGCCCCCCATTGCTGGAACCTCTGCCTAGGGTTAATTCTTCCCGCCATGCTAGCCTGTACGTCTCTCCCCACAGCGAGCTGACCTATAAGATCCCTTATCAGATCCCCAGATGCCTGTATTTCTTTAGCTTCCATCGGATTTATGTATTGCATGATATTGGGTGGGGCTCCGTATGTGTCTGTGTCTCCTTCACCTCTGAGTGCGCTGATCCCCTGTCTCCGCCCCAGTTGCCCAAGACCTCCTATGGCTTGTGCGATGGATGTGCCGAGGTTAGGCATACCTGTCTGCCCGCCTGTTGCCCAAGACAAAAAATCACCGATTCCCTCCATGGGCGATCCAAAGAATGTTGACCCCGGAGCATGAAGCCCCGGCTCTCCCGCAATTCCCCGGATAATTCTACTAAGTCTTGCTGTAGGATTGAAATCTCTGCTCGCGTACTGCTGAGCCGCGCTTCCGGGAGTAAACCCTCCCCGTGTTCCTGTACGCCTCCGTAAAAATTCCCCGAAATCATACAATCCCAATTCCCGTCTTTGCCGCTCATCCTCGGATTCCTCTGTTTCATCTGCTGGGGTTTCCATAAATATAGAACCTTCAGGGGCAACACCGAATTTTGTTCCAGTGGCTTCAGTTTCCAATAACGGAACAACACCCGATGAGAACGGATAAGCATCAGCCATAGTTTGACCCCTTGCGTGCAAGAATCCCTCTGTTTTAGCTGTGCCGTGCGCTGACGGGTTCGCGTTAATATTATCTATTGCGTTCTGGTACGCTAAGGCGTGGCTCTCCGCATTCGCAAACTGGTGGTCAATCGTCCATCCCTCATTCGCATTTCGCGCCAATACCACCTGAATATTATTATCGATAGTTTCAGCTGTTCCGCTAACCGTCACATATCTATACTGCCCCTCGGGTGTGACTATTCTAATTACTCTATATAACAACATAATTAAATTCCTCTGTTTCTGGGTTGTTGTGCGCCTGCGACCACTTCAGGTCCGGGCGGTTGTGGTGGAAATCCCATTGCCGCTGATGATATCGCTTCTCCGGGCAAATTCAAAGCGCTTGCGCCCCCCTGTGCGGGAGGAACTGCCCCGTTTTGCGGCGGAGGCGGCTGTCCGGGCGGCTGTCCGGGCATCTGCGCCCCCAGTGTCTGAGCCATGAGCTGGGAGTACTGCGCGTCCTGCACGGTTTCCTGCTGCTGCTCCTGTTTCAGGAGTTTTCTCAGCATGTCCACGTAGATAAGCGCCTTGTCCTTGTCGCCAGTGGCTATAAGGGCTTCTATTATCGAGGTCATTGCCGCTTTCGGGTCAAGCACGCGACCCTGCTGCGCTTCAATGCGCCTCCTGAACTGGTCAACGTCCTGAATGTTGAGCACGTTTTCCCATATCCATTCGTCAGGCGCGAGCGGTTGCGGTCCTTCCCGCATCATCTGCGCCATCGTGACCCTCTGCGGGTCGTCTTCAGGCAAATTCGGGGTATGTGTCACGTCGAGCGGACCTATATCCCTTATCATGTCGGGGGAAACTTCCTCGTTGAAATAAACCCTGAGGTCGTTGTGCCTTCCCCTGACTTCCATGTCTTCAAATCCTCCGGTCAGGTACTGCCCGACCAGCATTTCGCCTATCTGCACGTATGCCTTGTTGAGCGAATCGACCCTCGGGAGGATCTGGTGCTCGTTTCCAGCCTGTAAAATCCTTGCGGCGTACCCTGAGATGGCAAACGGGAGTTCCCCGTACGTCACGTTCGAGAGCGAACCCCTCTGTATCTCGCTTGAGAGCAAGCCTACGAAAGCGTCGGACGCGATGGGCATCTTTACCTCGTCGAGAAGCTGGATGTCCGTGCCTGCGGGCAGGGGAATTTCACTTCCGTCTTTCCACGGGTCTGAATCCAGCGTGACCGTGCCGTCGGGCGAGAGTATCTTGTACGGGTGTTTCACAGCCCGCCTGACGAGCGTCTTCATTGCGCTCATCGCGAAGTTATATTCGTCGTAAAGTTCCCTGTTTGATGAAAAAACGCTTTCCCCCGCGTCTTTCTGGGTGTCGTCTGAGGAGTTAATCGTCTGTACCATCGGCGCGGCTCCCACGGAACCGTAAAAAAGAGGGACGCACGCCATTCCGTCTTCCGTCACGACGTTGTGGGGTTCGGGTTTCTTTGCAAATTTCCCTGCACCGTCGTCCACTATCACGGCATTTGACTCCCTGTCATAGTAATCCCATACGTCAACGCCCCTGTTTTCGTCTTCGTGCGGCGTTTCTGGCGGGATGTCCAATTTATATAGTGCCTTTATCGACCTGCGCGACCTCCTAGTGAGGTACGCTCCCCATATCATGCCGTCCTCGTCACTTTCGTACACGAACCTCAGCGGGTCGTAGGGGGTAATATCTACGTAAGTGGTGCCATTGGGGTATTTATTTAAGACAGCCCTGCCGCAGTACCACCCCCTGATAACAGTATAAAACGAAAGCTGTTCCTTAACCGACGGGTGCCCCTGCTTCCTGAGCCTTTCGTCCGCTAGGTTAAGGCATCCGATGAGCCATTTCTCCTTTGCCGATTCCCTTTCCCTCATCTCCTCGCTCATTCCCTGAGCCACCCTCACTATCCTGTTTGACTCGGAGAGAAACGACACTATCTTGTCTGCAAATATCTTCGGTGCGTTTGACGTGTATGACTGGTACCCATCAGGTACCTTGTATGAATTCAGGCGGTAGAGGGAATAGTCATCTTCCATCCTCCCCCTCCTCGTCGCGAAGCCGGGTGATTCCCAGACCTCCATGATTTGTTCGAGCATGTCAGATGCGTCTGCCAATTTTTACCACCTTTTAATAGATATGACCCGCTTCGCCGCTTCGCTGCGGGAGTATCCGTAATTGTGTACCAGTCCGTATGTTATAGCCTTGATGCCGTGGTTAAACGCATCACGGGGGGTTCTCCCGACCACGTTGCCCTCCCTGTCCGTCGCCCACTTGTACACGTGGACCTGCCCGTCAAACGGGTTGGGGCTTCCGCCCAGTTCTGATAATACACCATTTGCGCGAGGGCTGAAAAGCATTTTCGGCATGTTGGTTATGGGATCTGGTTTTAAAAACGTATTAAATCTTTCAATGCCGTCCATCACCCCGACTTTCTCCGACATCATGTGAACGCCTCCCGTCTGGAGCCATACGTCGAACGGTCTTGTCTCCCCGATGCTCTTCGCCGCTATGTCTATCACCCCGTACTGCACGTCCCTCCACCAAGGTCTGGTCGAGGCTATTTCTATAATATCTTCCGTGGTCATCTCCCTTTCGAACACTTCGTCGAACACCCTTATCTGCTGGTCTATGATTTGCACGGCTTCAACGGCATACGCAGATTTCGTCACCTGAGAATATCCGGGGTCTACCCATAGGTGCACGGGTTCTCCCGGAACGTATTCCACGTCGCCCCTCACGTGAATCTCGTTTCTGAACATGTTATGCACGAGTCCCCTAGGCGGAGCGGGCTTTCCCGCCATCCGCTCGGCGAACCAGTCGTCCGAGTGCAGGTTTTCAAGGGCTACCATTTCATCGTCGTACCTGCCGCCCGGATAAACGAGCCTGTTAGACCATGACGGAAGCGAAAAAGATTTTGCCTGCTCATTGTTCGGGTAAGGCTGCCACGCCTCCCACATCGACGGGTACCACCCGACGGAACCCTCAAACGTTCCCTCGAGAAAAAGCCACCCCCTCTTTTCGGCGATACGACCCCGAAGCCTTAAAAAACCCTCGTGGTCTATCTGCGAAGCCTCACATGCAACTATCCCGACAGGCGCCTCCATCGCAAGTGACCTGTGATCCTGTGCGGATTTCGTCTTTATCTTGATTCCGTTTACGATTTCTATCTCGCCGGGGTCAACCCTCTTGCTTGCCTTTATTAAAAACCCCAGCTTCGTAAACATATCGACCAGATACGTGAATTCAGCCCTAGTCCTCTCGTAATCACGAGCCACCAGCCAGATTATATCCCCTGCATTATATTCGTCCACATGGGCAATCACATATAACGCACCCAAGAAACTCTTCCCGGCACGCTCACCCCCAGCCACCAGCTTTATCCTAGCCTCATGGTCAAGGATATCGTCCTGCTCTTTCCACGTGGATATACCAATGTTCTCCAAAAGGAGCTTTCTGTCTTCAATAAGCATACGTAAATCTTACCACACCCATACCCCCCTCTCACACTCTCCCCCTAGGGTGTTTCAAATGTACCCCCTTAAAAGGGGTACTATAGAAACAACACACCACCCATAGGTTAAAACATACCAGAAAGGGTGTTGCACGTGAAACACCTCATGGCTAAAAATACCAGATCCAATCTCAAAAACATGGTGTTGCATGAAACACCTCGCCCGAAAAACGGAACACTGTTGCATAGGTGTTGCATAGGTGTTGCATCGTTCAAATCACAAAATAAATTTACAGTGACCCCCTTCTATACACAACACCAACACCTCCTAACCCTACCCCTACCTCATCACCTCATCACCTCCACCACTCACCTCATCCACACCACCATCACCACCCAGCTCCTCATCACCCCTACCCTCACCACCAACACCACCAACACCACCCAACAACCCCTCCCCTCTGCGTGCGTCGTGCGTGTCATGCGCGTTCCTTATTGCGCGGGTTTCGCGTTGCGTTGTCCGTTCTCGTAAGTTCTCGATTAGCGTGTTCACCGCTACTACTTGAGGCGTTGCAATGTCATCAGATTTAAACCTTGCTTTGTTAACCCCGTGCTCCAATATCCAAGCGTGCGCGCGCCAATCGTCGCTTGAAACTATCGAATTTAGGCTTTTTAGTTCCGCTTGCGCTTGCGCTCTTTCAACATCGTCAACAAAAGTTTTAAAAATTGTTTCCCCGTCATGAGACGAACCGCGCGCAATCCAATTCCTAACGGTTGCCTCGGACAATC